ATAGTTTTATTTCGCAGGTATCATATTGTCTTGTCAGGATGCTTTGAATATTTACCATGGCTGTTTCCAGGTCAAGGTAACTTTTCATCTCAACCGCGTTTATCGTAAGACTTAGGAATACAAGGTCATTCGGATAAACGTAAGGCGACTCTTCGGTTTGAAAAGCCGTTGGTTGAAACGCATCAGCCTGAAATGGAAGGGACGCGGTCATGCTTGTGGCAATCCCCCTTGTTGCTTGATCTTCTCACCAACAAGTTTGACAAACTGCTCAGGACTATTGATACCGCTCACGTTGAAGTTATAGGTATTACCACCACCCCCGCCGCCTTTGTCAGATGCACCAACGCGGGAGGAAGGGGTCACACTCCAGCGTTCACCCGAGGACAATCCCATCATGTAGTTGTCATGGTTGAATCCCTGGGGGACAATACCGGAACCGCCAGCGGCTTGGTTGTACTGTGTGTCTGATGTGCCGTACCCGCCGTAACCTGACCCACCCCAATTGATATTTATATTGCTCATGCTTTTGATGTATTCAAGTTGTTTCGCTAGACTTGCTGATTTGCTGATATATGCGTCAAGGTCTCCAGTTAGAGCGTATTCTTCACGTAAATTCTGAATGGCGGTAATCTCAGCCATTGCTGCGCTGTCTACCAACCCCATACCTTGCGCCAGCAACAACGCCTGCTCAGCATCAAGTCCTTCAGCTGCCAAGTTGAATAACAATTCTTGTGTAAGTGCTTTGAAATAGGTTGTAGTTGAAATAACACTTGCCTGAAGGAAACTTTGGGCGCTTGTCTGCTCTGTTGTCGCCGTTTTAAGATTTTCTATTTCTGCCTGTAATTCCGCAACTTTCCCAGCACTAAAACCATGCGCTCCGCCAAGTCTCAATATTTGCGCTTCAAGTTCCTTAATTGCCCGTTGATTTTCCTCTATCGGATCAACGCCTTTTGTTAACAGTCGCATCAAGTAATCAAGTTCTGGTATTACTTCGTTACCAATGGCATATTTAACACCTTGCCATGAATCACTAAGGTTATCAACTGACCTTTTGTAATTCTCAATATTTACTCTTGACATCTCAGTTACTACAAGAGAATTTGAGATTGAAGCCATTGCCGCGTCAATACCTTCGGCACCGACTTCCATTAACTTGCCCATATCAGCGCCGGAGCGACCAAATGTCTTTAATAGGAATTGTGCACGCTCAACCCCCGGCGCTAACGACAGGTATTTACTGGAAAGTTTTTCTAGCCCCTCAGCGTTTACCTCAATGCCTTGACGTGATGCTGCTATTAACGCGGTGTTTAATTTCTCTTGTGAAATGAATAAGTCGTCAGATGCTTGCACCAGTCGGCTGTATTCCTCAACCGCCATTCCTGTAACTCGTGCCCCGTCAACCATTGATGTGACATATTGTTCAGTCTCTGTTATTGTGCTTTTCAGATACTGAACCAGTTTTTGCGCTGCCATTCCAGCAGCGCCAATAGCGCTAGCAGACAATAACGATACGCCTGTTAATTGTTGAAAGCCACTTTTGAATTTATCAAGTTGCCCGGTGCTTTCCTTGAAAGCTTTCCCGGTCTTGTTTTCTGCTTCAATGTCAAAGATTACTTTACGATTTGCCATTGTTCTCTCTCAACTCTTTTATGTCACGCCATATCCCTGCATACTGAGGGTAGTTTTTCCTGAATTCGGCATCCGTTTTGCCGCCGACTAAAACGTAGTCAACCCTTGCTTTTACAGCCTCGTACACATTCAAACAGGCGGTCATTTTTCGCAGTAGCCCGGCTTCCATGTCCATTATCGGGAATGTCAGTCCGAAGTTTCTCCACTGCCAGGCTAGTTTTAATTCCCTCGGCGCTTCCTTGCGTTCGGTTTTCTTGCGTTCGCTCTCTGCAAACTCCGCCGCCGCAAGGATCAGGCGTTTGGGATTACACTCGCCTCTTGGTATTCCTTGACAAGCTGCTCACCGATTAACGCAACAATACGGGGATCGAGCGCGGCAATCTGGTCATCGTTGTACATGGGTTTTTTCACCCATCCTATTTTGATTGCCGCTCTCAAATACTTCCCGTAAATTGTCTTTACCCCTCTACCCTCGGCTTCATCTTTTGCCAATGCCGCTTCAAACTTTTCAAGCATCCCCTGGGTAAGGGCGTCAACCAGTTCAAACTCAACCTGCAAGGTCTTGTTTTCTAATTTCATAAGCCGCCTAAAGTAGCGTAGAAAGTTCATTTACAGCCAAAATCCGGGGATTCAGGGCTGCGGTTGCGTTGTATTTACAGCGGAATGTGCCGCGTACAATGTCGCCGCCTTCCACATCCTCTAATCCATCAAAGGATTCCCACTTTCCGGGCATATCCGCAATGACTGTCTTTTTGGAATAGGTCGTGCCTGGAGTTGTCACACTTGCACCATTCAAAGTTAAGCGCATTTTCCTGGCGGTCTGTGCTCTCCAGTATCCTATTTCGGCCTGTGCAACTGTGTCATAGGGTAAGCCAACGGTGAACACCATTTCAGGTCCACCGCGAAGTAATGCAGAATCATAGTTCTTACTGTTATTCGCGCCGTATCTCTTTTTGATACCCGTGTTATATTTCAGGTTGAAATCAGTGAACACACCTGCAGTCGTGGCTCCCAAAGTACCGCCAACCGCGTCAATCGCCAGTTGCGCTTCTGGGAACATGAATTCACCAACACTCGGGATTGCCAGGCTCGCGGTGAACGAATCGGCTATCCACTGTCGTACCTCGAAGTTAGCGGACATCATTATCGCGTCTGAATCAGATCCACCGCTGCCTGAAATCTCAAAATCTTTACAGTAGCCGTATGCGCCCTTTTCAGCAAGGGAATTGTCGCCGCCCCGGAAGGTGTAAGTTTGCCTTACTATTTCGATGGTGACAACAGGGGTTGCGGCGCCATCTGTGAGTGCCTCATCCACAACCACTTCGGCAGCCACGCCGCCAGTTGTAACCAGGTGATAGCCGTTATTCCCTGCAGCCACAGCGCCAGCAACTTTGATTAGGTCGCCAGTTTTGATGAACGCCAGCCCGTTACCGGAATCGGTTATCTTTTTGGTCGCTGAGACAAACGCGATAGTTGCGGCGGATATTACCATTGTCGCGGAGGTCATAGGCACGATGTAGTCATACAGGTAATCGCTACCCGCGCCGTCTACTGTGCCAGTCTCAACCGCCCGGATTGCAGACCTGAGAATCCATGGTAATTGTTCAGCGGTCAGGGGTGTTTGCGCCAGTGACAGACTCCCCAGGTTGTAGGGTAGTTTTGTCCTGTCATAACCTACAAGGTTTTGTACCTGCTCGGGTACAAACTGGATCGGTGTTTCATCCTTGTATGTGGCTTCGCCTCTCCAGAGGGCGGTACATGCAACAGCAGTACCGGACGCGCCGCCATTTGTTAGCTCTGCACCAATTTGTAAAAGCCGTAAGTCCTTTATGCCTTCCATTTATGCCTCTTTCTCAACAATTACTCGTTGATGTTTTGCTTGCGTTGGTGCAAGCTCGTAAAGTTCTGATTGGATTAGCGTCTCAATTTGTACGCCCTCTTTTTCAAGTTTTTCAACATCTGATTTAGTTAGATCACGAGCGGGCCAACCTGAAATGGAGCCTCCGAACCCTCCGCCCGTGTAGTTCAATACCACGTTATCTTTCATGCGAAATCACCTCCACTTAATGCTGCCCGTTCTGTTATGTTTACTGAGAATCGTTGTGTAAACCACATCGGCCCCGCGCCTTGAGAGTCAAATACTCCCTGTGGGTCATCATTCGCGGACAACGATATTTTCAATATTCCGGTTGAGTTGTTCAGCATGGGGTACTTTTCCAGTTGATCGATCACTGAGGAGCGCAAGGTTACAAACGATAACCACGAGGACGTATCATTTGCGAATCTAACAAACAGATCCATGTAAATAGTCCATATCCTGATTGAAGAGCGTGCCTGATTTACTGACTCGCTTACGGGACCCGGAACTAAAACGATAAAATTACCCACGCCTTTGTCAAAGGGTGAATAATCCCCATGTGTGACATGCGTTGGTAGGGATAGCGTTATACTCGCTGTTGCCGCTTCATTGACCAAAGTTTCATCGACGGTAAAACTCGCGGCGCTTCCACCTGTGGCAACCCTGTATACCCCGTTATTGGATACCGACCCGGTAATAGTGACGTTGTCCCCGGCTGTTATGAATGCCAGTCCACTAGCAGAATCGGCTATCGTTTTTGTGGCTGCCGTGAAACTTATTGTTGACGCGGTATAACTATCCTTGAAGTCTGTAATGCCCTTCAGGATACCGATTAGTTTGTCTTTTACGGTGATATAGCTCATTTTGTGTCAAACCCTTCACGCCTTGCTACCATGACTATTTCTTGTTCAAGTGCTTTTGGTAGCGCTTCTAATTCTTTTTCAGTAACTTCTCTGAAAAGTGGCCATCTGCCTTTATGCATCCATGCCTGTCCCGTCCCGTATGCGCTACCCACTACAAAATGCGGGTAAGCGTTACCTTTGAATTGTGCAACGTTGCCCAGTGAATAACCCTTGTTGTTGCCCAGTTTTACAATCCGCCAGCTTCGAAACATCCGCCCGCTTCTGACATACTTTTGTCCGGGTCTTTCAGACGGGTACGCTTCCATGATTCTTTTGACGCGCTCCAGGATGGTTCGCATTCTCCGCCGTCCTATTGCGGGCATTTCAGCGGACAAATTTTCAAGCCCCTGCCTGACAAGCTCATCCCGCACGCGGATGGATAACTTCACTCTTCCGATTCTCCCAGGCTGGTGTTCACGCCGCCAAATCCCTTACGTGTAAACAATGGACTGACTTCGTTACCGTCTTCGTCTGAATCTCTGCTCAAAATGCCTGAACTCGTGCCACCACTCCGGCTTACGCCCAGTGCCGCGAATCCTGCTATTTGCTCTTCGACCCATTCAGACATTTCGCGTCTGATTGCTCTCATGGGTGATACACCGCGCTCAATGGCTTTATCTGTGAAGAATCTGCCAGTTGAATTAGCGGCTTGCACGAGGTCAGACACAGCTTCAGTTACAACCCCATCAAGAGCGGCTTTTGCGTCCGCCTGTGATACCGGGATAGTGAACCCTTCACCTGATAAAGCAATATTCAATGACCCTGAGACAACATCTATAAACCGTTCCACTTGCGTAAGCGTAGGAACTGTCGTTGTGTCAAAGGAGCCATTATTGGTGAAGCGCCTGACAAAAGCCGCAACATCAGCAACAGAGCCGTATGAATTAGCTCCGATTGACATTAGAGCGTCTCCAGCCAAACGTCAACTGTGTCGTCTGTGTTAGCCTGGGCGACAACGATCTTGAGGTAATCTGAAATGGGGATGTGTTTATCCCCACTAGTATCCACTACGCCCAAAACTGAATGCGCGTTGATTCGCGGCAGGAATAGCCCGTCTGTGTTTTTATCAGTCAGTGTCAGGATTGCGATACTCGGAACCTTCGGTGACGTGCCTTTGGTTGAGATCGTTACATCCGTTGTGGCTGGTTTGTCGCCGTTGTATTTCACGTAAACAGCATAGATCAACCCGTGTATTTCAGTGGTTGAGTAAGCGGTTACGGTTGCGGCGCCATCAGCACCAACAGCCGCGCCGGAATTGATTGGTCCATATAGCATAGTTAGCCGCCCTTCTTGGCTTTTTTATCGGCGCGCGCCTGTACCATCTTGGCAGCCCATGCCGCTTTTTCTTCCGGGGTCTTTTCAGTCTTTACCGTACCAATTTCAAGAAAGGGGTGTGCTTGCGCTTCTTTCTCAAAACCTTTTGGCACTTCACGGTATTCAGCTTTTACGAATTCAACCCCACTAAAGGCGGTTACTGACTTCCAACGATGGTCTTGTTTTACTCTCGCGTCCATAAATTACTCCTTAAGGGCGGGTTCATCCCCGCCCTCTTTTGGCAGTAGGATGGTCATGGCGTCCAGGTCAACTTTAGGATTGGATTGAATGTCAATCCCCATGCCTAGCAGCACGCCGTCAACAAACATTTGCAACTGGTTTTGGATTGCGAACATCTGTGCCTTGAGTTCATTGACTTTCTTCTGTGCTTCGATAGGCAGTGCAATCTCTTCGGTTTCCTGTTTAGCCATAATCACTCCTTAGATAATGTCCACAACGATGTATCCGGTTTCACCACCAACATTGACCTTAATCTTGCGGGTCTTGGTGAAGGTGTAATCAGCGGTTGTTGAATCCGAGACCATCCCGGAGGCAGTGTCGATTGTGAACAGGTTGGTAATCTTGTCGCCTGCATAGATATAGAATGCGTTATCCATTACAGTCGCGCCGTTGTTGGTCATATAAAGCAGTTCTGACAAGCCAGCGGTGACGGTTTGTGCAAGATGTGAATCCAGCCACGCGGCATTGACGTGACCAACGGCTGTGTATGTCCCGCCATCCTCAATCAAGCCATAAAGACCTGACAGGATAGCACCGGAGCCGTTGACAGTACCCAGGTTGCAAACTTGCCCATAAGAACCAATTACGCTTCCACCTGTCATGGTGTATGTGGCTTTCAGTCGTGCAATACCACCCACGCCGCGCACGCCCAAAGCAGACGTTGCGGTTGACGGTTTATGGTCAACGGTTGTTTCAATGCCGAAGTGTGTCCCTGATACGCTGGTTGGTTCTGACTTGACCTCAACCACGTAGCCGTCTATGTTCGGGCGGGAGTGAAACTTCACAACGCCGTATTTGGTCTGGAGCAGGGTTTCGCCTGCGGCAGTCCCTACCCCGGCGCTCTGGAGTAAAATCCCAGAAAGATTAGTTATTACTGATCCCATTATTGTCTCCTTGTTTTAAGAGAGCGTGGCGATTACTGCCACGCCCTCTAACGGTTATCGTTTATCTAACTCGCTCGTTTAGGTGTTACCCATGTGAGCAAGTCTCCAATCGCCATAGGCAAAGACATAGCGGGCGAAGAACTTAAAGTAGTTCATGCCGCCTTCCGGGCCATTGGGGTCAAACCATGCGCTCTGGAGTTCAGGCGCTTTACGCTGACCAATGAGGATCGGTTTCGAGGATTGTCCGCTTGCTGCCAGTACCCACGCGGTTGAATCGAATTTCGGAGTAACGATGTAGCTGGTAATTCCGGCATAGGGATTCATTTCGCGGTTGCCAGTGTCATAAGCATCGGCATTCTTGCAGATCTGTGCGGCGATTCTTTCAAGTTCGGGGGCAACGATGAGCAGGTTGTAGTCGAAATCAACCACTTCGCCCCTGTCGTCTACGAACTTGCGGGATGCAACCTTCACGGTCTCAAAGTTGTCAATGCTCAAAGCGAGAGCAGAGACGTTATCCTGGGCGGTTGTGTAATCAGCGCCCTTGTCAGCGTGGGTTGCGGCGAAGAACGCGGCACCGTCATAGCAAGCGCCAAAGTTGGTCGTGGCATCGCCGTCATTCAAAGCCTGGAATACCTGGTTGTTGATCCAGCGCTGGAAGTTTTCACCAGCGGAGCGAATCTTGCGGTCCAACTGCCCGGTCTGGTCGTCGTCCATTGCGTTCTGTGACAAACCAACGGTGATTTCCCAGTTTTTCGGAACCAGGGTAATTGATTTCTCGATGAAGTCCTGAACTTCTGTGCGTCCCTTGCTCTCAACGGGCATGGGTGCAGCGCCGATATCCACAAGCCCGGTTGATGCAGCGGACAACGGGACAATTTCGGCGACCTTCTGATAAGGAAGTTCGATTTTGGGCAGCGCGGCTAAAAAGCCTGTGCGTGCACCAACGACAAGGTGTTGCGGTACGTTACCGGAAATGGTCATAATGTCCTCCTATGCTCCGGTGCAAATCTGCGGGGCGGTCAGCTCAACAAAAGCGTAGCCGTCACGAACAATGTGCAGTTTTCCGATTTGAGGATTAGACCCGGCAGTTTCCGACAAAGTACCGGAATCGCTCATGTAAACGGTCTTGCCAAGATCGGCATTATCGAACACGGTGCTCTTGAATCCAACGATTGTCGGACCAACAGCAAGTTCGATGTACTGATTCTCGGTTGCGGAGGCTTCGACTGTTTCCTCTTCCAACGCGATACCCACAAATACGTCAGTGGATGCGACAGTAGTGGCATTCAAGAACGCGCGGGGGAGCAGGGTGTCTTCCGACAGGTCAAGAATCATTGGTGATCCCTTGTAGGGATGCTGGGCAGCGCTGGAATCCAGAGCGAATTTCTCTGTTTTCAGCTCACCCAAAATACGGAGTGATGCATTTGCAGTTAAATCAGCCATTGCTATTTCTCCTGAAATTCTGCGAGGTTATACTCGCTCATGTCACCTAATTCAGCGGCGTTGACGGTGAACCAGGCTTCCACCTTGTTACCTTCACCGACCCACTTTTGCAGGTGAACCTTCATCTCGGTAGGCAGTTCCCGGTTTCCACCAGCAACTTTTCCATGTCCGAGTTCGGTAAACGGAACGATACCC